ACCGGCTTTTTCATATTCTTGGGTTAACTGTTCATATTGTCCTACTAAATTTTGATATTCAGCAATAGTTTCAGGAGAAGAATTAGAATCTAATTTTCCTTCATCATTAGTCAAAGCTTTTAATTGTGATTCTATAGTTTTAACTTTCCCAGCAAACTCTTCATCTTGTTTTTTAAAACTTTCTATATTTTTTTCATAATCTTCTTTTTGAAAATCTATTCCTTTAGAAATTAATTTTAAAGACTCAGTAGCTTCTTTAACACTTTTAAATTCTCCAGCGCTGTTGGGCATTATATTTTTTATGTGAGTAGGAACATCATTAATAAAGTCTTGAGCCGTTTGTTTTCGCGCATCATATTGAGCTTGAACTAAAGCATTAGCTATTTCTTCACTATTTTCTTCATTTAATGGAACAATACCTGCAGAACCTTCATTTAAAAATTGTTCATACTGCTTAAATTTTTCATCACCTAAATACTCTTCAATTGGTATAGGCTCATTGGTAGTACCACCAGCACCATATCCAAATGTTTGAGAAGGAACAGGTTTAGTAGGTATATTTGCAAGATCAAAATAAGTATTTTGAAAAAAAGAATCTGTATCTTTTGGGTCTACGTTTTTTAATTTTTTTTGTAATTCCAAATAATAGCCTTGAGCTTCATTTATTTTTTCCTCTTCTTGTTTTTCTACTTCTCTTTTTCTTACAGCTCCTCTAATACTAGTTTTCTTAGATTTATTTTCCGTTTCATTTTTATTAACAGGAGATACTACTTCAGGTGTTGGTTCGTCTTTTTCAATCTTAGTAATATTATATTTAGAAATATAATCTTCAAGGGACATATCCGTTTTAGAAGCTGCCTCTTCTACTTGAGCTAAAGTATATTGTGTGCCGTTATATTCAAACATACTAAGTGTTTAATTTAATTACTACTCATCCGGATTTAGTAAAAAATAAGGAATATTACTACCGGTATTAGGATCTATTCTCTTTTGCTGCATTCTCCAGTCTAATTTCAACTTTTTACCATACTGTGTGTCACCAGCATATAATTCCATTATTCTATTTTCCCATTGGTATTTTCCACCCACAGCATCTCCTGCAGCACCTGGAATTCCTTCTCCGGTTTTAGTACCTAAATAATAAACAGTTTCCTTTGGAGGATCTTGTGTTAAATCTATCTCTGTAACGGTATTATTTTTTTCATTATATTTAATTTCTTGATCTCCCGGATTTAAGATATTTTGAACATGTTCTACTTGTTTTTTTATAGGAAGTTTTATTACTTTGTTTATATCTTCTACAGTAACTTTATTACCACCTGAACCAGAACCTGCGCCTGAACCAGGGGGTTTAGTTTGTTTCATGCTTTTACCCATCCTTACTTTAGTAACAAGAGGTAAAGCTGTTAATAATAACCCCTGTCTTACAGCTTGTAAAGACTTTTGATCTAATCTAGTTCCTTGAGCATTACCTACTTTTAAGTCTTCTCCTATCCCTTGTTCTTTCATTATTTTTTCTTTAATGTTTTTAGGAAGACTATCGTAAAAACCTTCAGCATCATAATAATCACTTGCGTAAGCATTTGCAATAGGATTTAATTGTGGAGTTAATTGTTGTGCTACTTTTTTCATATCAGTAAGAAAAACCTCTCGCATCATACCATTCCCTTCATCTATATAATCTGCAGTGGGAACAAAATTACCCTCAATCATTTGCCCGGTTAAATATTGATCAGCTACTTTACCTGTTTTTTCATTTACAAGTTTTAACTTATTGTATAAAACATCTTTTATAGATTTTGTATACTCTGGTATAGTACCCGGATCATAAGCAAAAAATATATCGGCCTTCGTTTCACTTGGTTTTTCTAACCTCGGACCTTCATGTCTTACTGCCCAATCACCATCTTTATCTATAAACCACGTCATATTACCAGGGTTTCTACCAGCTGTTATGGCTATTTTTTTAGCCCATTCTAAAGCTTCAGGATTACTTAAATTTAAATTACCTTCCGTGTTAAGAGCTCCTTGAGCATCTTCATTAAAAGTAGATAAAGCATCATTCATTAGTTGTACTGCTCCCGCTCCCGCACTTAATCTTTGTTTAAATACACCAACTTCATTTAAAAGTGCTCTTTGCTCTTCAGGAGTTGAAGCTTGTCTAGCACGCCCTGCATAATCTCCCATTACATTTATTTGTTCCATAAACATAGATGCTAATTGAGGATTATTATTACCAGCTTTTTTTAATTGATCTAAATATTCATCTTGCTGTTTCATTGTCCAATCCATCGTCCATTGAATCTGTTCATTAGCAGCTTTTTGTCTTGCTGTTTCTTGATCTATTTTTTTCTGAGCACGCGCAGCGCCAGCTGCAGTAATTTTATTTATAGCACTTATATAAATCTGATCTGCTTCGTTATCGATAACTGTTAAAGGACTTCTATATGTTCCCCCACTTACTACTGGCATATTATATATTTTTTAAAATTAATTTATGAAGGACTACTGGACCCTGTACCTCCCGCATTCCATTCATCAGCTATACTACCTACAGCGGTACTAAGTTCTCCTACAGCTCCAATTCCTTCTGTTATGTAACCTGCTTTAGTTGCTCTAGCGGCGGCAGCTTTTTGTTCTTGTCCTGTAAGTTGAGCTTGAACTCGATCCATTTGAGCAATTTCTCTATCTTCTGTTGCCTCAAATTCATATCTTCTTCCAGCAACTTCTGCTTGTTGAATTCTACCAGCTTCACCATATTGACCCTTTTGTACTCTTACAGCTTCGTTCATTTTTGCAGATTGTAAATTTATTTCTCCTTGAGCTCTCATTTTTTCATTTTGAGCCTCTTGTTGTTCAATACTCGAACTAATACCTCTTTTACTTTGAAGAGCTGCTTGAGCTAAAGCTGTAGCTCCACCTGCAGACGCTCCACTAGCTTGTAAAGCATCAAGAGTATTAGCTAATGCAATATCTGCTTCTTCAGCTTGAAACTCCGCAGCTTGAGTTGCAACTGATAAATTATTATAAGGATTAGAAAGCTCATCACTTACATCATATATCATATCTGATAAACTAGTTACATTATCAAATGGATTTATAATTTCTTGTCTAGAATCTTCTAAACCTTCTAATTTTTTTTCTAATGTTTTTGCTTTACGATTTGCTCTTCGTTGTCGTTTATTAGCGCTGACTGCTCCATGTACCGCTTTACCAACTGATGCTAACGCGCTTACACCGGTAAATATTGTTGCTGCTGCTACTGCCATGTTAATTTATTTTTTTTATTATTTCATATGAAGGATCTTTGTCAACTAACCAATTTAATTTTTTATGGATATTTATCAAAGATTTATTTCTACCTATTGAGAACATATATTTTTTATTATTATTTTTACAAAATATTTCAGCTGAAGAAACTAAAGTTTCTATTGCTTTTTTTTTATCTTTTTCTTTGTATTCAGGATTTGATACAATCCATTCTAATAAAACAGCAGTTGAGTTTGTAAAATACAAAAACCCAGCTACAATAGGAATATTATTTTTTTCTACCATTAATCCACTAGTAGCATTACCCGGTAAAAAATCTTGTGCAGGAGTATTCCATTTAGGCCAAGATTCCCACCAAGATACTAATGTATCCCAATCATTTTCTGTAAGTTTACGAATGTTGAATTTCATTTAATTTAATTTTAATACTTTGTCTATAGTTTTTATAACTTTTTTGTTTGATAATTTTAATATGCGGATTCGACATAATCCGTGGAAGCTGCAAATAATTCTTTCATTCCTCCTGGATCTGTTAATGTATCAGTAGATATTTTAACTGTTGCATAATAACCTTTAATACCTGTCATTTTATCACCCCAGATAACTTCTCCTGGAGCCGCTACACTATTATTAACTAAATTAGCCATATATTTATTTTCTTTTCTATCAAATCCAGCTCTATTAATAGGTGGTATTAAAGCCGTGGTATTTTGTGTAACGGGACTATTGTTTAAATTAACATATTGATTTCCATAATTGTCATATGCACCTTCATTATAGCTATAAATAGAAGTAATTGTATCGCTGGTATTAGTTGTGGCATATCCTTCAAAATCTGTATTAACTGCCCCTATACCTGTTAAATCAGAAACAAAACTATTTACTTCCCATCCATTACTTCCTTCATAATTTATTGTTTTAAAAACTTTAGAGGTACTTACACTAGGATTAAATACAAATTCAACAGAAGCATCGTTTTGTACTCCATAAAAATTACATCTCGGTTGAGTTGAAATATAATGTTGATATAAACTAGCGCTGTCATTTGCATTAGGAGTTGAAGGGCCAGTAGTATAAAATTTATTCTTTAAACTAAGCATCATGCCGGGTTTATACGAATATAAACTTGTCCAACCTTGTACAGTTTCATCAAAAGATAATGTTTTATATGGTACAGTAGAAGATTCTGGTTGAATAGATAAAACATATTGTTTATTATATATATCCCATCCCCCGGTTAATTTACCTTCTCCCATAGTTCCAAATTGATCTCTAAAAAAATCAATCATACCATAATTTGATATCTCAGTAAGACCATCTTGTGATAATCTCATTACTGCATTTCTATCTTTATCAGTAAAATATTTTCTTCTACCATAAACTGCAAAACTTTCAGGATTTTTACTAATACCAAAATTACCAACATAAGCTTGTACTTGACCTATAACGTTAGGACCAGAAGTAACAGTTGCATTACCTTCAGCAGAATAAATAGCATCTTTATCAATTAAAGCTCTACTTACTTTTTTCTCTTGAAAAATAATTAAATTGGTATCTTCCGCATATAGTCTTTGTATACTTCCGTTTGCTGGATCAACACTCTTTATTATATCTTCTCCCACTGAAAATACATTAGTGTCATTAATACCAGTTCTAGCATTAAATATACCCGAATAAATCATTGAGTTAATTCTAATAGAAGATTGAGGATTATCTTCTACTAAAAAAGCTTTAACCCCTTGTCCTACATATGTATTATTATATCCTCCTCTAATTCTAGCTTCTTCTATAGCCCAATCTTGTTCGTTATCAGGGTTATTAGTTATAGCAGGGTATGTAAGATCTCCCTTAGATCCATTCCAAGCTGCCGGAGCTGGATTGGTTCCATCATTTAAAGTCTTTCTTAATATGAAACTATTAAAAAATTTTACTTCAATTGTTGCTCCCATAATTTATAATTGCATATTTATTTATATTATTACCCTATTGAACACACGGTGCTCCGTTAAATGTACCTTCTATAGTCCACCAATAATTTTTAAATGCAGAAGAACCACCTACTAAACTAGGCCCATCTATACGAATAAAAACTTGTCCACCTAGAGAAGATTCATTTATTAACCTTGCTGTGCCTCCTGATAAATTAGCACTAGCTATAATTTCATAACATGAAGGTTCTTTTACCGTCATATTCCCTACAGAAGCCATTGTAGTAGCTGACCCATCAGCAGGCGCACTATTTGTTAGTCTATCCCAAAGTCCTTGTAGATTACAAGTACCATCCAAAATATCGGGCGTAAACAGTGAAGAAAAACTAGCCCCAACAATTTTAATCCAATTACTTCCACCCACCACAGCAAGAGATCCAAATCTATATGAATTAGCCGGTGAAGTAGTACAATCATTTGCATTATTTCCTCCTGTATTAGGATCTATATTTCCAACACAAGGTTCCGCTGTTCTAATTATCTTTTTACCTAAATTATCAAATTGAGCAGTCCATCTACTATTTATTTGGGTCATCTGTTGACCAATAATAGTTGTAGATCCACCAGGACAACTAGGACAAGTCCAAATTGGTGGGCCATTTCTTGTAGAGCTGTTTTCATTACCGTACTTAACGTTTAATTTACCTGAGTTCACGCCTGTATATCCATACCATTTGTCAACCCCTCCAGGAGACCACGCACTAGTTAATTGAGGATCATCATAAAATTGAGATACATATTTAAAACCCCATTCCCTAGCATAAACAGTTTGATCTATTCCTGCGCTAGCAGCTTCTTCTCTACTGTCTTGAGCCGCTGTAACTCTATAAGCAAACGAAGCCGGTGGCGTCATATTAGATCCACTTCCGTTATAATAATTACTAGAAAGCTGAGTAGGATGATAAAAATCACCAAAACTTAAATAAACTCTTTGGTTCTGTTGTGCTTCTGTATATAAGTTATAAGGAGCTTCCGGAATAGAACCTGATCCAATTCTAAGCGTTGGTATACGAGGATTGGTTATAACGGTAGAACCTCTAGGGGAAATATTATTTCCATATGGATATCTTGTAATTAATCTATATTCTCCAAATTTATCTAGGGCATCAGTTGGCGCATTACCACTCGGATCTCTATAAGCTTGATTTCTCCCTATCACAAATAATTTTCTTCCTGTAGAAATAAGTTGCGGATTTCCTGCAGCTTCTATTGCGTCCATCCAAGATTCAAATGAATCAGCTTTAGCTGGATTTGGAGCACTTTCATTACTTCCTTCTTGAGTTATAGCAGCACTTAATTTATCTTTTATTCCTGTAGAATAAAAAGCAGTAGGAGGATCAGAGGCCAATGAACTTCCGCCAAAAATTACTGAACTACCTGTAGATGTTCTCCAATAAGTATTAGCTTGAGCCCCTCCAAATTTTATAACATTACCTTCTATATCAGTAGCGTCTTCCCAAGTAAAACTAGAATTTTCTCTATATTGTAAATATGTAGGCCATATAACTCCAGGTTGATCTACAGGAATTCCTCCATAATTTCCTAAATCATAATCAATTAAAATATAAGCACTTCCCCCAGGTTGAGCTATTGTACCCGGCGTGATACCTTCTGGACTAGCTATAGGACCTGTAGTAGTGTTATCTGGTCTTCCGAGTGTTACCGCAGTTCCTAAACCAGAATTAGAATCACTCATAGAGATATTCATATTTCTATTAGAGTTAACCCAACTCCATCCACTTTCCGCGGATGCACTATTATAACTAGGTAAATTACTACCCACGTCTAATCCACCAACAGGCTTTCTATTGATAGGTATAGAATTTATATCACTAGTAACGGGATTAGTACTGGGATTAGCCCAATAAAAACCAGAAGATTCAGAAGCCTGATTAATACACATGTTCTTAACACTGCCAAAACTATCATTTAATGCAAACGTTTTATATCCTAAATTTCCGGTTACATCCGGTGCGCATGTACCAATTGGATCTCCTCCTGCTCCACCACTGTTACTTATAGTAGTATCTACTGTACCCGCGTCTGTGAGAGCTATTGTTAAGGCAACTGGAGTAGTTAAAGCATTAGAAGGATCTGTTACAACGCCAGTAGTAGAATCTATAATTAATTCAGGTATTCCATTGTCTGGATCTAAGGGATCTTGAGAGGTAATACTCCAACTTAAATCTTCTTGATTTTTACTATTATTTTGACTTCCATTAATTCCTTCAAAACTATATACAGGTGAAACACCTGGCTCTACAACAATCCCATCTGAGGGGCATATTATAGAAGGTGCAACATTTAATAATTTTTCAGTTAAAGCTATTTGTGTTATAATACCTTGTTGAGTACCAGCATCATTGTTTTGAACATTAAAATTAAATGTAAATGAATCTTCTATATATGAATTAGGACCATAATAAAAGAATGTGTTATTAGAAATTGATATTTTATAAGTATCAGGAGTTCCACTACCCGCAGTTCTAGTTAAGGTGAATTTACTTGTAACATCTTCACCATTACCATTTACTACCCAAAATCCTGAAGTTAAATCAATTTCACTGTCCATAACAGCAACTTTTACACCACTGGGATCTTCAGTATAAGGAAAAAATGGAACAGATGTATATGTTCCATTAGAATAACTAGCAGTTATAAAATCTCCTGGAGTTACATCTTCTGCAAGGTTAAATGTCCATTTACTATTTTGAATACTTAAATGATCTCCAGTTGTAAAATTTTTAATACCTCCGCTTCCAGCTTTGATTGCTTCATTTAATTCTGCAATAGTACCTGTAGAAGATGTTTCCCAATATATATCTATTTTAGATTCTACGGGTTCAGTTTCATAAACCGACAACCAAGTATTTACTAGTGTTGTGTCTGAAGCTGGTGCTATAGAACCAATTTCATTTCCACTTAATGCTATTCTAGCCATAGAGGGATTAGAAATTGTTTGATATATAGATCCGTATTTTACATTAGTAGTATTATCAAATAAACTATTTTGTTCTGATATAGTGGAAACTGTATCTGAAAGAGCAATTCTTGTTGCTGCATTAACTGGATCAAATTGATAATTGTTAATAGGTTGGGCAATTTGCCCTGGGGCAACTCTACCAAATAACTGTACAGAGCTTCTAAATTGTTTTTGCTCTGGTCCTACCTCTGTTAAATCTCTAGGAACTTTATTTATATTATCATTTAATAAAGTAATATAAGAAACGCTTTGTGCTACATCTGGATCAGCAGCAACAGGAGGGTAGAAATTCATTATCCCAGGTAGATAAACATTATAATATTCTTGTTCTGTTTGCTTAACCACTATTTTGTAAGAGTACCATCCTAACGGATTATATTCTGTAACTGTAGAATCTCCATTATATAAACCAGGCCAACCTGTAGTTAAGTTGTGTGGGACATTTTCTTTTATAGGTGTATTAAATAATACTTTTATAGAATCTCCTAACCATTTCTGTATTAAATTTTGAGTCTTAGTTGCGCTCGACACTTTATTATAAGGAAAATATATAGTATCACCAACTAAAGTTAAATCATCATCACCTGTTGCTTGCGTACTAACTGATGATAAAATAGTAGTAGAACTTCTACCATATCGATCGGATAAAACAACACCTATCTGATAATTTCTATTCTGCTTTACAGTGTGCATCGGGTATTCTCGAGATACTGTTCTTTCTATAGGTCTAGGAATTGTAGGATCATCAGCAGCAAATTCTTCATATTTATCCGATACAGCTACATTATAATCTAATGTTTCAGGTGGTGTATGTTTATTTTGAAAATTACCATAAACAAGTCTATTACTAATTATTTCTTGAGTAAATGCTCTAACTGGAGCTTTATCATATACTCTAGTAATTTCACTATTTGGAAGAGTTTTATATGGTTTATTTCCTTGATAATTATATTCTATAGTGGTTTCGGTATCAAATCTTTCATATCCCTGTTCTCCTACTCTAGGAATTGTATCCACAACTCTAATAGCTAATCCATCTGATTCTTTATATAGAATTTCTATTTCAGCTATTTTTAATTCATTAAATAAATTTTTTGCTTCTATTCCATTATTATCTTTATCTAAAGGTAAAGGAATTTGTAAAAATATATTATTAACTTTATTTTCCATAAATCCAACTACAGTACTTCGATAAGTAGCTTGCTCATCTGTTGTCATACTCACAGGTGTAGTTTCACCTAAAAAATAACCATCTTGTTTAGGTATAAAAGCAGCTTGAGTGAATGGTGCCATTATAGAATAATTACCTCCTTCAAATTTAAATCTATAACTAAATCTAACAAATTTATCTTCTAAAAAATCAGGATCTCCATTGAATTTTGGGTTATAATTTGGATTAGTTGTAAGCCCGGGATAATCTTCATCATAATCACCTCCTGGATTCATAGGAGAACTAGCATTCTCCATACTTGTAACCCAATTATCATTTCCAAGACTACCTAAAGTTATTGGGTTTAAATTTTGATTAAAATAAATAATAGTACCAGGCGCTATATCTTGAGCTAAGTTAACTGGGGTTTCTACTCCAGGTAAAGCTGTTCTATCACATAAAGCTATCTCATTTCCATTAGAAAAACTTTGTAAAGCTGTATTTACGGGAATAGGAGCGGGTGATATTGCTGCTCCAGTAGCGTCTACAGCTGTAACTAATGACCCTATTAATGTTTTTTCAATATCTAATTCTTTTGCTAAACCAAATCTATCAGCTGCCTCTAATAAAATTGCGTTTTGACCGGCTTTGTTTTTTATATTTGCAGGGTCTACAACTACAACTGCGGAACCTCCATTTGGCCATACAGGAACAATATTGTTATTCCAAGAAAAAGTGCTACTTACAGTTGGGTCTACAACAAAAGCTCCTTGTCTTCGTTGATAAAGTTCTATAGGTTGAAAAGGTGCATATGTAGCTACAGTAATTTGATCCTCTGAAATATAATAATCAGGTGAAAAAGTAATAGCACTTTGTACATTTATTTTTCGTGGTTGATTTCTGTTATCTGTCCAGAATAGAATTCCCTCTAATAAATTAATAGATGTAACAGGATGAGTGGTAGAAAAATTTAAAAAAGATCCAGTAGCTAAGATAGTTGATTCTCTACTAGCTGTATTATATAAATATATATAATTATTAGCTGAAGTAGAATAATTAAGCAATTGGACGTTGTAATCCCCTGAAGCTGTTTCTGTATAATCAGTTAAAAATATATAAATATTATTATTAACCTCATCTGTATATAAACCAATAGTAGTTAAATCACAATTACATCCACTTTTAGTTTTTAGATCTACTAATTCAGTATTACCTAAAACATTTTCTAACGCTCCAACGTCGGCACCCTCTGATTTACTTACTTGTATATTAAACCCTTCACGATATTCTCCTCGAGGAAGCAATCTTGCATCGAGGTCTTTATTCATTTTAGACTTAATAAAAGAATTTTTAGCTTCTGCCATTTATATTAATTTTTAAGCCATTTAGATTTACCTCTCATAATCTGAACAAACTCATTAGATTTTATGTTAGATAATCTTATTTTTGCGTTGCGTAATTTAGCACTTTTTTCTCTTCTTAATCGTTGAACTACATATTCTGGTTGATTTATTCGACTAGCTAAAATAGCATGACTTAGATAAGCATAAACTGCTTCTTCAGCTAATTTAGGAACTTTCATATCTTTTTCATATCCTAAACCATCAGATATATATTCTAAAACTATTATTTTATCTTTTAAATCACTTGAAAACCCAAACGTTCCATTTCTTTCATTAATAGTAAACCAACCATTAATTTGAGAAGTTTCAGGTTGCATACCATATCTTTGACCATAACCATAAAACCAATTACCATACCAACCATATAATCCATCGGCTATTAATCTTCCTGTTATATCATCTCTTATCTCTTGTAATAATTCTGTATTTTGACTATCCCAACGTTCTTCTGTAATAGATGTACCGGTTAAATTTTGACCTAAATTATCTTGAGTAGGAATACCTTCTGAATCTTGAATAGGTTTAGTATAAGGGTTTGTTGTTAATGTTGTCGGATAAATTATATGTGTTATACCCACGTCATCAACCCATGAAAGATTTACGTAATTTACGTAATCTTGAGGTATTGGTACACTTAAATGATAAGGAATAGTTAGTTCTTGAGACTTAATACTTTTTAGTGTATCATAGCTAAATTCTTGTAAAGCTCTTTTAGTGTGAAAAATAATATCTGTTTTTTTAACACTAGGAATCAATTTCCCTTCTCCTACATAGGCAACTAAAAAATTGTTAACAAGATCTTCTACTTTTATATATGAATAGCTGTTATAATTTTCTTGTGTAACCTTTCCATATGCATTTTTATCTCCAAATTGCCCACCAGTATCTGTTAATAATTGAATAACTATATATGTACCAGTTGATTGTGCGGGTAAAGTAAAAATGTTATTTAATACACTATAAGTAGTTGTATATTCAGTGAAAGTACCTGGATTACCCGTTAAACTAGTATAAAGTCTAAAATTATTTGTATTATAATTTTCCGATGCTGGATCATAACTTCCAAAAGTTATATCTGTATTAAAAGTAGCTGTAAAAGTAGTTTGATCCGCTGTTGCCACAAATATTTGAGCTCCTGCATAATACTGTGAATTTGTTTCGGTAATTAATCCTCCATTAGGTTGTCCCATAATCTATTAAATTTTTTCGTTTTGTTCATTTATAGCAACTTGCTGAGATGCATCTTGTACTATTTGAGGATCTTCAATTATAATACCAGCATATTTTAAAATTTGTAAAATAACGTTGGTTTGTTCTGAAACATGTAATTCAAAATTTAACGATCCAGATGGAGAAGTTGCTTCATTATATAGATTAGAATTATACACATATTGGCCCAATGAACCAACATTAAATCCCCAAATAGGATTATTAGGTTTTTTTATAAAATCTACTTGAATATCTCCTTGAGTGGCTATTGTAATAGGTTTTACAAACAACTTATTATCTTCATATAAATATACGGGAAAAGTTTTAGAAGGTTTTGTAAGGAGAGATTTATTTACATGATAAAATTCATGCCTATCAAGTCTTTGGAGTTCGACTTCATTGTTATATAAAACAGTACCTAATCTATAGAAGGTAACGGCATTTCCATATGAATCGAGTGTTGGTAATGCCCAATAAACTAAAGTAGAATTAGTTGCTGATATAGTTTCACTTATATAACTAGCATTCCCAAAAGTTTTAAATATAGCTATTTTTTCATCAAGATTTTTTACCCTATCTGCATAATCAGTATCAGTCTGTGGTCTTCTTATTTGTTGGTTTAAATCTTCAAAATATTTTTCAAAAATTTCTAATTGAACTTGAGCTCCTATATTGTTAAACTCAGTTGGTGTTATATAACCTCTTTGTTCTTTATTCAAAATAAGTAAAACAGTTTGATATACCGTATTTACGTTTATAGCCATTTGTGTTGTAGTATTAAAATAAAGGAGACCCTAGAGTCTCCCTTATTAATTTATGTTAAGAAAGTTTTTTCTCTATTGATTTGAAGATATCTAAACCTTCATCTGTCTTAAAAAATTGAGCCATAGCTGAATACGGGTGTTCATCGAAAGGAACAGTCATAAGTTTCTTTTGATTAGATGCCCACATAAATGTTCTTTGATCTGAACTTAATTTTATAATTCCAGCTTCTGTAGCTTTTATTGCAAAATTTCGTAATTGTACATTTTCATCATTTGCTAAATCTAAAAATAGTTTTGAATTCTTTTTAGCAAACATTAATAAATCTCTTTTAATTTCTTTAGAACTCATCTCAGATACCTTAGATCCCAGTTCTACCCGTAATATAGCCTCGGCTTGATCAATATCAATATTTCTAGCCATATTTAAAGCATCAATTTCTAATTCTAAATCTATTAATTCATCTTGAGCTTGTACAACTTCATCTACTTCTCTATATCTTGATTCTTTTAATGGGTGATATAAAGATAATATTTTTTGTAATGCTTCTTTTTCTTTTTTTACTAATAAAGCTCCGTCTCTAAAAACAATATGTCCTAAAGTCGCTTCTCCTTTTTGTTCATCTTTAAAGGGAGAATTTTGATTAGTTGCATATCTAATTTCTCGTTGCTCTCTAGTTTTAGGATCATACCACAAAAGTGCGTGACGAGCAGTATGTCGAGATGGAATTTTATATGTTAAAGGTGTTTTATCACCTGTTAAAAGATAAGTTCTATCTTTTACCTCCCAATTATCTTTAATAGTTATTTTTTCTTTTTTTGGTTGTATAACCTGTGTAGGTTCTTCTAAAACAACCTCTTCATTTTTTATTTTTTTTGTCATGATATAATATAATTAAATAGTTAAAGTAAAGGTAGGGACATCTTATTTAAGATGCCCCATCTTTACAAAGTATTAAATACCTTTGAATAATACAAAGTTATTAGCAGCTTGAGTTACAAGACATCTTTCTGAAAGGAAGTTTACTTCCATTGCATCCAGATTAGAAGTATAAGCACCTCCAGCTGATCCAGTTAACCAAGACTTCATACGTCTGTCTTCTGTTTGCGAAGCTCTATATCTAACGTGTAAGAATGGTCGTCTGATGTTAGTACCTAAAATTTGATCATAAACTGTTGAAGTACCTGCTGGTATTAAAACACCTTCAATTGATTGAGTACCATCAATAGCACCTCTTGTAGAAGCATCATTTAAGTATTTCCAATCAGTTTTATAAAAGTCATAAGATCCTCTTCTGAAACCGCTAAATCCAAGATTTAAAGCCATTTCTTCTGAGTTTTCAAATAACCCATAAGCAGTGCCACCAGAACCGCCCGCAGAGATTTGAGATAACATGTTATCAAATTCTAACGCAGTTGATCTTTGTAAGAATAACATATTTTCTTCAATAGCTCCTTGAGTGTCAAGGTTCTTAAGTATTTCATCAAAGTCATCTATACCAGATGCTCCGGCAAAACCAACTTCAACATTTCCTCTTGAACTAATAGCTGCAAAAAGCCCTTCAGTGCCCTTAAATCCTGAATTAGCTGCATTATTTCCAGCAGCCGCAACAGCGATCTCACCTTCAACACATACCATTTCTAGGTAATCTTCAAATCTTAATCTTGTTTCAGATTCAGCTTTTAAATACCATAAGTATCCAGTAGTACCGTCTTCAGTTGCAACTTCAACCCAACCAATTTGAGCCATATCAGAACCATTTATTGTGTAAACGTTTCTGATGATGATTGGTGAATTGTTATATTGCTGAAAAGAAGGAGTAATAGTTACTTGTGGTTGATTAGCATTCGCTAAAGCTAAAGCACCTGCACCAGCATTAGCTGTAGCAGCACCTTTAACAAATTCTGAACCATAAACAAAGATTTTTACAGTTGTTCCCAGACCACTAAGATCTGTAGTTAAATATGGAGCAACAGTCACTGCACCTGTACCGGTGTTTGACGCTGTTACAACACATTTAGCTTCGTTTCCAGTGCTATCTAAAACAACTATAGTTTGACCCGGAGAAATTACATTTCTTGTAACCCCTGGAGCTGTTGCAGCTGGAACCGTAATAATAGAAGGATTTGCTTGATCGTTAACACATCCGTCATATGCAATATGTAACCTATTTTGCTCTGACCAAACAACTTGATCTGAAGTCAGAGGCATCTCAGCGCCTACCATACGTAAAAAACCTGATAGAGTTCTATTTCCATATCTCTCTACTTCTTGTTCATATATTTCTGGTAGATATTGCTGAGCAAAATCATTATTACCATCTGTAAAAGATAGGTAATTACTGGCTAATAGCTGCTGATTAGGAGCAGGAACTATTGAACCAAATTGTGGAGTTAATACACCCATAATTTTTATTTATTTTTAATTAAACGTTTTCTTTTTTATTTTCAATTTTGAAGAATCAAACCCACTAATTGCTTTTACTTTTAATCCACCTACAAATATCTCTCCTGAAGCTGTTTTACGAGGTTCAGTATTAATATTTTTAGATTTTGCTAATTGATCCTTAATAGCATCGGTTTTACCTTGCTCATAAAAATGATTAGCAATAGTATCAACATTTCGTGCTGCAAATAAAGCTTTATGGTAGCCTCTAGTGTCTTCTACTTCTCCTTTATCGTTTAAGAACTTCTTAATAAAGTTAGAAATATCTCCTTGAGCTTCTGCCACAGATGAAGGATCTTTTACTCCATATCTAAATTTTTTATCTCCTAATTTAAAATCAAAACCTTTGAAGTCTTCGTTAAGAAGGTTTTTAGTATTAGATACAAATCTTTCATGCCTAGCTTTACTAGCTACTTGATTTTCGTTATAGCGATTGAAAAAGTCTGTTGCTTTTTGTTGTTCTTGAGTTACTCCGGGTCTCAACTTGATTTCCGCATAATAATCTTTCTTAAGTCCATCTAAAAACATTTGAGCTTTAACTATCTCTTCTTTGTGAGCAAGTTTTTTCTTTTTTATATCTCGCTCTTCATCCACCTCTTCATCATACTTAAAAGAATCTTCAATAATAAAGTTTCTTTCTTCCGCATTCAAATGAGGCTTAGATTGTTTGTAATATTCATGAAGTAATGCTTCATCGCTTACATTGCTATAATCAGCATTTAAACGGGCATAATCTTCAACGGTTCCTCCCGTCTCTTCCATGAATTTTACTAAATTTTCTATATTTTCAGGAAGTTTTTGTGTTTCTCCTTCCTGTTGTATTTCTTCTTGTTTCTGTGAGGTAGTGGTAGTTTCAGAGCTTCTATCCACTCCTGTCTCGTTAGTATTATCTTCTTCATTAGTAATTTCTTGTATTGGGGAATCAGATTCTACTTCTTCGTCGGTCTCCCGTATTTCTTTAACCACTTCTTCGCTGTCTCCACTGTCTTTTTGTTCTTCGATAGGAGCATCGCCCACATTTGTCTTTGGTGTAGGAACGGCATCTTTTTCTTCTTTTTTAGGTTTACTTAAATCTACTTTTATTAAATCAGGTACTAATTTTTCATCACCTAATTGTTTAGGTTTAGTAACTTTTTTAATTTTAAAACTACCCTCTTCTTGAGGAGGTTTTTCTTTTGTAGATTCAACTGTTTCTTTAGCCTCTTCTACAGTTTCTAATACTTTTTCTTTTATTGTTGCGTTTTCTTCTTTTTTTGACATAATATAATAATATAAAATTAATAATAAATTTTTATCTTGGATTAAATTGTTCTAATCCAAAACCACCTAATGTATCATTACCTGATGATTCAAAATCTTTTGGTAATAAATCATTTTGTCTTTGATTTATAAGTTCACTTTCTTGTGTACCTTGTATACGTATTCTTTTATCTTTACGATCTTCTATAGATGCTTCTTTTTGTTGCTGAGCTTGAGATTGCATTTGCGTTAACTGCATATTATATCTAAATTCTTCAGCCATTAATTGTTTTTTAATTAAAGCTTCTTGTTCCATTCTTTGAATTTCAAATTGAGATTTAGCTTGTTCAATTTTAACTTCAGTGTCTGCAAGTGCTTGATTTTTTTGAACTTCCGCCATAGCAGCTTTTTCTGCAGATTCAGCATTAGCTTGAGCCTGTGCTTGTATATTCTCTAATTGTTGAGCTCTTTCTTTTTCTTGTTTTTCTTTTTGTCTAAATTTAAGCATTTGATTAGCAAGCTTAATATTCCTTACTTCTCTTATATCTATTGCATCTTCTAATCCAATATTACCTGCTTGTAAAGCTATTTGTATATTTTGTTCTAAATTAGCTTGTTCTTCTTCATCTGGTTCTAATTCTAAAAATATACCAAAATCATGTAAAGAAAGTTTTTCTATTTCTTCTAATGTAGAAATATTAAACCCATTAATACTACTTATTAAAGATTGTTTTGTTGTTGGGAATTGTAACATATCACCAACTCTTAGACTAATATTTTCACAAATTCTTACTGTTAAATACATAAGAGATTGTAATACATGCCTTGTTGCTGTATTGGAGTTGGCAGCAGCTAATTTCTGTAACCCTACTAATGAATCTTTTGCTGGTGTGCTACCATCTCTAGCCTCATTTAATCCAGTAACATCACGAATCATTTGTAAATAATAATTATATGTTTGAATCATTGACTGAATTTTAGCCATTCCATTAGAGGTTTGTAATTCTTGTACTGGTACTTTACCACGATTTATTTCCCCATCTTGAGTTAAAGATCTACCTACTATACTACCAGTTTGAAAATACATATTTAAAGCTTCAGAAGGATTATAATTTGTACCATTACCTAAATCTACTTCTGCTAATCCATCTACATCTAAATATACCCCATCAGGTACCATTCTAGACAAAACTTGTTGTAATTTTAAATGTGTTAATTGAATCATATCAGCAAAACCAATAGTTTTACTTACAATTGAATTAATTCTTCCTTGATACATTCTAGGTGCGCTAATAACATAATTCATATTAACTTTAGTAGTATCACCATATGGTCTAGTCATATTTTCACTTAATTCCCATTTAAGTAAATTATTACCTAAACCTAAAACTTTAGCGCCACAATATAAAACTTCAATTGATCTTGATATTCTTTCAAAATTATCATTTGGTGGAGGATTAAAAGTATCAGGTTTTTCTAATGTTTTTTCTAAACCTTGTTCAGTTTGTTTTATTTTAAATACTTGATCTTGGTAAGTTTTATATTCAAAAAATAAAACTTGAACTTGATCTTTAGTTTCTTGACCCCACCATGTGTTATCCACATAAGAATTTTTTCCTGGATATTTTTGTATTTTTTCTAATTCAGCATCTGTAAGTTCAGGAAATTGTCTTTTTAATTCTGATAAAGACATATTTTTAACTTCACCAACATAATATATATCCTCAAAATTTGGATCATCTGTATATGAATAAACAATATTTGCGGGATTTACGTAATCTATAGTAACTCCTTCAGATAAGTTAAAATTTGTTTTTACACATCCAATACCTAAAACAGTTAAATCATATGATAACTGTTTTTTTGTTTGTTCATATTTATTATAATCTAAAATATTATTAATAACTTCTTCTTCGGCTATTTCAACACTTTGTTTAAAGTTTAATTGTAAATATAAGTCTAATTCTTCTGTTGTTCCAGGTAAATCATCTGGACTTGCTGAAGCAAATAAATTAGCATTAGGGCCTAATTGTGCTTGTAAACCCTTTATCATTTCTTTATTTTCTATGTCTCTTATAGCATTTTGCGCAAACTCTGTTTTATTTTTTATTGCAAAAGGATCTTGAGCAAAAGATTTAATATCATATCCTTTTTCAGTCATTCCATTAACAACTATATCTACAAATTTAGATAATATAGGAACTGGTTTCCAATCTAAATTAAGATAAGATAAATCCCCATTAACAGCAAGTTCATCTTTATATTTTTGAACAGGTTGTTCTCCTCTAGCATATAATCTTAATCGATTGAAGTTTTGAAAATTACTTATAAAACGATTTTGTCCACTAGAATTTCTAAACCATTCATGCTCAATAGCTTGTGCCACTTGTAATCCGTACTCTCTAGATTTTTTCTCTTCTTCAGGTACCACCTGATCAGGGAAAGAACTGTTATAGTTAATCTTAACCATCTAATTTAGTATTTTTGAATTAACCCCTTTGTTATCATATTTTTTAAAACCTAAAGGTACTGTTGTTATTTTTCTATCTGCAATTGGTTTATATCTATTTTTATTACAAGCCATAATAGCTAAACCAGAACTTATTGAGGCATCATGTAATGTTCTATTATTAATATTAAATTTAGCCCAATCTTCTAATGTTTTTTGAAAATACATATCTCCATAATTATCACCATTGTAACCTATAAAATTTTCTATATAATCCTCAATAGCCGCGGCATGCGCTTGTTTTATATCTTCACTTGAATTAGGTATTCCACCTATTTCTCTTTCTGTTACAGATAATTTATTATAAATTTTATCAGGTCTATTCATCGAATATCCTCTGTATCCTCTTCGTTTAAGATAATATAATAATCTAGGTTTATTATTTTCTGCTAGTATAGGCATACCATAAAAAACTAAAGCCATTAATACTTCTTCAAAAAATATTTCAGCAGTTTGTGGTCGTGCTATATATTCTAAAAAAAATGTATTAGGAGGAACATCCTCCATTGTGAATTTAGTTAAACCATGTAAAGAACCTTTTGAACCTCTACCATCTACTGTTCCTGAAATATCATATGGATCACATCCAAATGATCCACAATCTGAATTTGCGGGGTATTTAATACCATTTTTAACTAAATATCTATTTTGTAAATTAATTGGAGGAACCCAAGAGATAAAGAATCTTCCATTATTATTAGGTACAAACAATACTCTAGTATCTTTAATCCCATCTTCCCATTGAAAATTACCTTGAGTAATAACATTTGTATTTCTTAAATCCTCATTATAATCAATTTGTTCGTAAATTTTTGTTAAATTAAATAAAGATTCTTTAGTTTCATCTCTAAAAGCGTGTTTTTCAGTTCTAGGAAATTGACGATAAAATTCATTTAAACTATCTTGATCATTCTTTAATCCTTCGACTTCATTCTCCCAATGGGAAATAACTCCGATTTCAATTTGTGATCCATCAATCCCAGCGACGGCTTTTTTTGGAGTTTCGAATACAGGTATTCCATAAGTATTAAGGTACCCTTCGTAGTTCCATTCCATAGGTATGAACAAACTATATAATCCTGAATTAGTCTGTCCGTTGCGGTTTCTTTTTGTAACATCTGATGCATCATATAATTTTTTAAAATTATTTCCTCCTTTATCTAATGCATTAGAGGTAGATCCCATCATACATTTTCCTACTATTCTACTACCTAATCTTAATGTTGTTTTCGTGACCCTCCAGTTGTTAAGGATGTTGTCGGGCCTCTCCCATTTCCCCGATTCATCGTGGGCAAGGAGTTGTAATTTCTCCCCATCATACGAGTTGTCCCCGGTGTTCTTCCAGTCGATCGTTGTGTCCAATCCTTGTATCTCTTCAACTTTGGTATTCTCATCCAATTTTTTTCTGGTAAGTTTCGAGGCAGGGACTCTGTAGGCAAGCTCTGTCTTGGGCCTGTCCATACCGTCTTGTATCGGTTTGAAGAAAAATGGGTAGTTAACTGATATTGGTACCACCTTATCTGTAAACATCTTCTTCGCATCTGCTCCAGTTTTAGATAATATCCCATATCTAGAGTCGCTAGAGATGGTTGCTTGATGTACCAATTCCGATGACGCCATGAAGGAGAAACCAGACCGTCTATTCTTAAGGTAGCACATTCCATAACATCTATTGTCCACTTTACAGGCTTCCCAGAAAATGAAGAATAATCTATTGGATTCCCTAAATTCTGCTGACCCAACATCAATCTTGGTCCACTGCAGGTACATATAATGAGAACCAGTGATATAAATAGGGTTACCTTTATTATAAAACCAAAAACCTTCTTCACGTCTTTTAAATTCTTCATCAATATAATCATACCATTTATTTTTAAAATCAAGAGAACGATCATTCCAATCAAAAACTGTTTTTAGTCTAGATAATTCTTTTGGATAACTAAAAACTTCCCAATATTGATTGTCCTTATTATTATCTCTTTTATATACTATTTTTTCTGGTGGTAAAGCTATTTTTAAACCTTGAATTTCATATATTTCCCCTATTTCCCCACTTTTGCTAATAACTATAACATCATGTTCTTTATCATAACCTTGTTTCCATTTTTTATATCTATTATTTCTTTTTATTATTTTAGATTTAATATGGTCAGGTAAAATTTTGTATAAAGTTTGTGTATACATTATTTAGATCTTCCTTCTGCGAACCCTTTAAAGTTATTTCCGCGATTTTCTTCTTTAATTTCCTTTAACATATTTTCTTCCTCTTCTATACGAGTAAGTATTTCAAAGGCATCAAAAATAGCTAATTTCTTAGTGGCAGCTGCATTTTTTAATCTATCTGCAGAAACATCGTCTTCTGAATCTACAATTTTTTCTTTAGCAACTTTAATTAGTTCTTCAACTGCTTTTTGCCCAGCTTGGATTATACTCTGTTTGGTTTGTTTTGTGTTCATATTTAATTACAATATCATTTGATTCCATACAATATAAAAGTTCATTATTAATTATAAACTCAAACTCTCGCATGGGTTTAAACCCTACTATATCACCTGGAGTGATTTCAAGCGTTTCTAATGAACTATTACCATATTTTAGTATACCTTTATTCTTTATTATTTTTTTACCTTCTAATAACGGTTTTACAAAACAATAATTTTCATGAGTATTCCACTTATTATTTTTATAATACATATAAATTTGAGAAGGAAAAGCAAAATATAAATCATCTTTAAAATATTTACTACTATTTACAGACTTACCTTGCATATTATAATATCTTCTAAATAAATTATGATGAACTATAATTTTATCACCTTTTATTATATTCGTTTTATAATTAAGTGGAATTGATACAACTTCAGCTTCTCTATTTATAAATTTATGATTAGATATACTAGAATTTATTATTAATTCTTTATTTTCAATATTAATCGTATTTTTATATCTTTCACCAATAGGTGTTATAATAAATTGATATAAACTATTCATTTAATATTCTAAATCATATTCTACAGATATTGCCATTTGAGAATTAAATTTCTTCCACGGTAATACTTCATCTTCTTTTTTTATAAATATATTATAAGATTGTTCTTCTTCATCAAATAAAATATGAGATATAGTATGACCACCATATACTAATTGCCCAATAGCATAATGCATAGCATCATTTTTATAATCAGAACCAATACTGATTTTTCTTATAACTTTACTACTCACTTTCTTTTTTTTCTTCCTTTTTATCTTCTATCAAAGTATAACTACCATCTTCAAGACTAATATTTATACCACCATATTGTTTTTCAAGTTCTTTTTTAAAAGTTTCAGTATCTTCTACAATACCTGCATATTTATGTAGTAAACCATGCTTTTGTGTTTCTATAAATCCTATTTCTTTAAGATATTTAGTTATATCTTCTTGTTGTTGTTTTATAGTAGATAATTGTTCAGCAGTAATTTTTCCTGTAACTTGTTTAGCTTTTTCATCACAAGATGAACATCCTTCTTTTTTTGTATCTTCTTTTGCCATTTGAGTTAATTTAATTTAATTAATAATTGTTTAATATAATGCAACCATTTCAGATGCAGTAGTTGTTGTATCGTTAGTATATACTTTTCTTACCAACATATTTAAAGTTGTTCCAACTGGAACTCCTTTTACTAATACTGTTTGATTTGCTGGAGAAGCTGAAAACTCTAATTTTATATCACCAGCACCACCTACATATAATCCAAAACCATCATAACCAGGTTCTGCGTCATATACAGCATTAGTTCCAGCGTCAGCACCCGTTGTTGGTGCTTGAAAATCCGTACCTGCTAAAGCTATTGATAATGTGCCAGTTATATCAGTTTGACCAAAAGCTGTATTTAAATCTGAAGCACTAAAAACTACAGTTTGTGCTATTATAGCCATATTTGGTCCTGCTCCTGGATTAGTTGGAGCTCCTATAGTTGCTCCTTGATTCAATCCATTTGGTCTTGTTTGTACTACTCTTACGTTTGTTATAGCACCAGTAGCATCAGTTTCGATAGTATAATACGCTCCCCATTGTTTGTTTTGAGTATTACTTGCTGAACCTAAAAAAGTACCTCCAGAAGCAAAAGCTACAACGGTTTGAGCACTTGCAGCTATATTTGCTGTAGTATCTGTAAATTGTGCTGAAGGTATTCCAGCTGAACTAGCTCCAGGAGCTCTCAATGTAGCAACTGTTTCAATAGATACAGCATGGGTAGCAGCATCAGTTAAATTTTTTTGATATATTCCCATTTTTTTATTTATTTATGTTTATTGTTTCCGAATACTTTTTCAACTCCACGAGAACCGAAATAACCTCCGATAACAATGGATAGAAGTCCAGTAATAGATTCTAAAGGATAGTGTAAATACCATCCTATAACGTAACTAATTGTTAAAAATATTAAAGTTAACGGACGAACATTAGCAGCAAGCCATGCTCCTGATCGAGCATCTGCAACCCATCGCCTTGTTGTTCCATCAATTTCAGCTCTTTCTATTGTTAGTTTTTGTAAAGCAACTTCTTTATCTTCATTAGATAAATCTTTATTACCTGTTATTAATTCTGAAATAACGTTACCTGGTAATATTGCATCTCCAACAATACCTAAGATACTTGGTGCTTTTTGAATAAGGAATTTTCCTACACCAGTATCTTTAAAAGCTTTTTTTTTACTCACTTACCTGCTTTTTTATGCCAAGGTTTTACATCCTCTGGTTTTACAAATTCTTGATGACCAGTTCTAGTATTAGTCCATTGGTTAGTAGCTTGTTTTCCACTTCCACGACCACCAGTTACTGTTACTCCATCTAATTTTATCTTTTTAATTTTTACTTTATTTTTTTTTTCATCTTCTAGATGAAAAGGGCTTTTACCTAAATGTCCACCTCTACCAATTCCTTTTTCGTCGTGTGAAATTGGATCATATTTAATTTCAGGATTACCTCCTAAATTATTCATATGTTTAATAATTGAGTGTACTTGACCTACTGATTTATTTCCTTTTCCCATTTTATGTATTTTTATATGCTCGTTTTTCCCAAGTTAAAGCCGAATTACCTTCTTTCATTTTAGATCTTGGATGACACTCCCATTTATCTGTAGGAGTTTTACGTGTATATACATATTTATCATCATAATCTAAAATACCCATTTTTATATCATTTATATGATAATCTTCATGAGCAATTACTTCTTCTCGTTGCTTAGGGTTTTTTATATTTTTGTTTATTAATATGTTTCCATTTCTATCAGCTTTTCCAAGGACACCTTCTTCCATTTCAACTTCATGAATTGGAGCTGTTGTTTTATATGGAGGTTCACCTAATTTAAAAGCCATTATGATTTAGTTGAATATGGAAACATTTTATTTAATGCATCTTTTCTTTGTTGACATCCACAAGGAATATTAAGACCTTCGGAGACAGAATCAACGATGGTCTTAATACCTGTTTTTGTAGTAAACTTTTCAATAGAATCGCCTAATCCTTGTGATTTCATCAACTAATTATTATGCCCAAGTAGCTCCGCTAAAATACATTTGTACTGGAGTAGCTGCTTGATCTTTAGGTAAACTTACAGTAGATTTAACTCCACCTGGGTTAGCTGTCAGTGCTCTTAAAACTGCGTCATAAATTGTGTTTGCATTACCACTTGTAAGTGTTGGATTGGTAGTTGCAACCATATCAGCGTGTACTGCAAAAGTGACTGTTTTAGGGTTAGTAGCATTTGGTGTTCCAATAGCAGATTGCTTAAAACTTACTATTAATGTTTTAGCATTTTGCCCTGTAGCACCTGTAGCTGCAATTTTTGCGATGTCATCAACATTTATTAATACATCATAATCTGGACCAAAAGGTTGACCTGCATTAATATTTACTTGATGAAAATTTATAAATTTTGCCATTTTGTTTTTGTTTTTGTTGTTGTTAATGTTTGTGTTTGGTTAGATTTATACAGTTCTATTCTGTTTACGTTACGGATATATATTATCTATATCTTTCTGAACTATTTTATTCTTGTTTTGATTCTTCTTCAAACCCTTTTTTGTAGTATTGATTTTTCCACCTACAGAATTTGGATCAACCACAGTAGCTTCATTTTTTAATAAGTTTTGAGCAGAGGCTGTTTTTGCATTCATTGTAGCTGAACCTCCAGCCGCTCGTGCCTGTGCATTACGTTGATCATGAGCTCCGAAGTTTGGATCTTGATTAAACTTAGCTTTATCTCCATAGTATTGTCCACCAATTTCATTTTTTCTAAGATTATGCCCTTCGTGATCTTTCATTCTATGTCTTAATTTATTTGCTCTTTTTGTAAAATAAGCTCCTTTTTCTCTTGCTTTTCCAGCTATATTTTTCTGTCGTCCTACTCCTAAACCTTCAGTATCAGATTCTCTAACTATATTACCTTGAGCATCTCTTTCTTTTAAAGTTTCTCCTGCTGAAGCATAATGACCAAGAGCTTTAATATCCATTTTATGCGCTCTTGCTTCTTTACGAGTAGCTCCTAAAGATAAAGCTTTTTTCTTTTGAGCTCTAGCATAAGCATTTAATTCTTTTTTACCTAATTGTCCAACTACTTCTTTATCTAAAACTTCTCCTGAAAATCCTTCCCCCTTTTCATATGCTTGTATATAACCTTTAGAAGAAGACTGAGTTGATTCAGGTTTTGAAAGTTCTGAGATATCTCCAGATGCGGTTATGTCTTTGTATGTCCCAGGCTGTGATTTAACCTCCAAAACCTTTTCTTTCTTGATTCCACCACCACTACTTATAGTCTCATTACCATTTCTAGCATCTTTATCTGAAGCAAATTCTGATGCATAATCTTCCCTACTTTTCCATACACCGCTATCTCTATAACTACCTAATTGCCATTTAGCAAATTTTGTATAATCTGATTGGCTTTCTCCTTCAGGACTTAATCCTTTATCTTTAGCAATTTTATATGCTTGAGTATATGATCTTCCAGAATCTAGTTTACCTTGAGTACCACTATCAGGATCTGTATAGTGAGTATACTTATCTGTTGTTTCATCTTTATCACCGCGTAATGGATCTAATGTACCATTTTGATGTAAAGGTGGCTTATCTATATATAATACATCGTTAGTTTCTGTTTGTTGTAAAGGATGCCCTATACCTTTTCTATAAAATGGTTGTTCTTTCATTTTAGTGGTGTTTTTTATCGTATTTCATATCTCCAGCTAATTTAGATATATGTTTTTCATCTGCTGTCATGTCAATATCACTATGTCCATGCTTATCATCCCAAAGAACATCTCTTTTAA